ATGTATCCTAATCCAGAACCTTGTATCCTTTGCGGGGCTATGGGAAAACATAGACACCATCCCGACTATTCAAAGCCTTTCTCTATTGTTTGGCTCTGTGAATCATGCCATCACAAATTACATCCCAGAAACAAAAAAGTCAGAAATAACAAGGTTTATATACACACCAAAAGCCTCAAAAAAGGAACGGAATAGAGGTTGTGAGGGGTTGGAAGAACATAATCCTTGTTATGAGAGTCATAGACCAAACTATAAAAATACTAAAGGTATTGAAACGCCTTACGCTGGAACAGGCAGGACAGGGAATAAACTAAAGAATAACCACCCCACAGTCAAACCTCTATCCCTGATGAAATACCTCGTTACCCTGACTAAAATGCCTAATCCTGAACAGGTCTATCTTGACCCGTTCTGTGGAAGTGGCACTACTTTAATGGCGTGTAAGGAATTAGGTTGTAATTATATAGGAATTGATAAAGAGCCTGAATATTGTGAAATAGCCAAGTGTCGAGTCAATGCGACACCAGAGCCAGAATGTGGTTTTACAGAATGTGAACTTGATGAATTAAAGAGCAAATATATCGGAGGTGGGGAATGAGTAATATCGAGGAAATGGAAAGGATTTATAGGGAATTAAGAGGGAAAGAAATTAAAAGTTATCACTTACCAATGATGTTTGGATTAATAATAGACTCCCTCAAAGACCTCCACGAGGAAAACTGCAAGCTCTGGAAGGAATTGGCAGAGCTGAAGGGTCAACAGGACTTTGAATGCAGGGGGCTTGATGATAAGGGGAATTATGTATATGAACCGAATGAGTGATATTTTATTTGGTATTTTGACAATCTTAATAGGGATAATTTTAATCGGGGCAGAGTGGAGTTACTGCACTGTAAGGGATTTTTATTATTGGATAAGGGGGTTGGTATGATTTTAACAGACATGCGGAAAGTGATAGATAAGATATTTCAGACTAAAAATTATATGGATGCTATAGTTTACAGCCAGGGATACATTGACGGAGTAAAACACGCACCACGATACGGGGTTTTAAACTCTAATGACTGGAATAAACTATGTAAATATATTCAGGATTGTAGCAGGAAAAAACTGGATATTGAATGCGATACGCAAAAGATAATGGAGATGATTAAGGGGTAGGGGATGGGACATAAAGGTTTTGTAAAGTTACACAGGCAAATACTTGATTCTGAAATAATGAATATGCCACCTGTAACAAGGGAACTTTGGCAATATATATTACTAAATGCTCAACATAAACCTTTTAAAAATCTTAAAGAAGGTGAGTTGTTTATGAGGTTTAAAGATGTTCAGGATGCCTTATGCTGGTATGTTGGTTACCGGAAAATGACCTATAAAAAGTACGATCTTACGAGGAGCATACGAAGGCTCAACGAAAGCAACATGATAGCAACAACGAAAGCAACACACGGAATCCTCGTAAAGGTGCTAAATTACTCACTTTATCAGGGGTCTGAAAATGGCGAAAGCAACAACGAAAGTTTAACGAAAGCAACACGAAAGCAACGGAGCTGCATCAATATAAACAAGAATGATAAGAATGTAAAGAATGTAAATAAGAATATATATAGTCAACTTTTCACACACTGGATTAACCAGAATATTTATAATCACAGAAAAAATATATATCAATCAGAAATTAAGACAGCTTTAAATAAATATAATTTTGATGAAATTAAGGACGCTATTACCAACTATGCGATTATTTTAAAAGACAAAAAATACTATTTCAATTATCGCTGGACTTTAGGTGATTTTTTAAAAAGAGGGATTGACAGATTTATTGACCTGGATATTGCTAAAAATAATTTTCTAGATAATCAGAAAGGGGGCAGTAATGGAAACCGTAAGCAATTACAACAGCAGTCCAAACCAAAAACAGAAAGTGAATATGATCACCTTGTCAAAGTTTACCGAAATGATACCTAAAAAATATATCAGTATCGATTGCGACAAACCTGAAATGGTTAAGCAAGGCATTGATCATTCATTATTCATATTCGGCAACTGCGGAGTTGGTAAAACTGTTCTCATGGCTAACATCGCAAAAGAACTAATCAAGGCCAGAAAAAGGGTTGAGTGGATTAGTTATCCGGAATTTATCATGACCTTGCAGAACCTCTACAAAAAGGAAGGGGAAGAAACACCATTCGAGATAGCAGAAAAAATTGCAACCTTTTCCGGATGTTTATGTATCGATGATCTTGGGGCTGAGAAGATGACTGACTTTGTTAAGCAGATAACCTATTACATTATCAACTGCCGTGAGCAGGAGATGTTACATACAATTATTACTTCCAATTATTCACTCGACGAAATCAAAGAGCAGATAGACCGCAGAATATCATCCAGAATTGCCGGAATGTGTGAATATATCAGATTGGAAGGGAAAGACAGGAGGAGATTTATAAAATGACAATAGCAACCGAATTAGAAAAAATAGACTTTGATTCAGATGACGCCATACCAGTATACAACAAAGAACAACATGAGCTTGCAAAGATTGCCAACAATTATATCAAACGCCTTACCAGTGGGGAAATAGACTTAAAGCAGTTTGAAACCGATATGGCCTACTGGTTTATGGACTTCATCGACAGGGTTAATTATAAACCACTACCGACAGAATCAAACGAGGTTGCCCAATACGAGGAAGAACTGAAACGGCAGAAAAGGGGCATTAAAAGAATCAGGACAAGTTTTGATGAAGCAGAATTTGCCGAGAAAGCCATGAAAAAGGAGGTGGAACTTTATTACGAGGAGAGAAACAGGATAAAAAATATCAACAAGTCTAATGTCTACTGGCTGGAAGAAGTTAAAAAACTATTGCCGGAAGGGGACAGTTTTAACCGAAATAAGCTGGACATGAAGATTATCGAGCTGAAAAGTGCAATCCAGGAAGAAGAAGCAAGAGAAGATTATTATCAGGAAGAAGAAAGATATTAAAGAAAGGAGTCAATCTTGATAACCAACATATTAATTCTTGCAATAGCAGGAGGTATATTAATTATGGAAACTGTAAAGGAAAGAAAAAAGATGATTGATATTAAGATTTCACGAGAGGATATCAAAGCGATTTATCTCATGGCAGGGGAATTTAAGGACAATTCTTATGAAGATGAGGATGTTAACTTAGCAGAGAGAATAAGGGCAAGTTGTTGTTTATGGTTAAGGCGGTTTGAGCCGAGAGATAGAAAAATGAGAAAGTTGTTTCCGATAAAGAAAAAAGAAGCTCATTTGTGGGGTTGGTAAAAGTTGATGTTAAGGAGATTCAGAATTAGAAATTTACAGTAGAGTTAGGGGCAGGGGTTTCACATTGGCAACCTCCTTTCAAAAAATAAAAAAGCCAGTGTCTTTACCCTGTCCCGCCCCCAAAATTTAAGGAAGGGAAGGAAATAAAAAAATGATTAAACGATTAGGAAAATTTATAGATGAAAACCTTGCATCTGTCGGAGCTGTTTTGTTTATATTCATATTCGGAATAACCGTTGGTATTGTAATAGGAATTGCAATGGCAGTTGATGAAGTTTACACACCTGAGCCAGAAAGCAATTTTATTATTTACGATTACCCATTAACAGGTGAAGATATATATTCAAGGTATCATGAATATTTTGAAGATACTTATGAATTACCGAGAGAATATATAGTTGAGGTGTTAGAAGAATATCTTGAGAATATACAGATACGAATTAAGGTAGATGATGATAATGACTTTAGCGATATAACAACCGACTGGGGATATCTGGATGTACCAGAAGTTTATCCAGAGAATTATTTGGAGTTACCATAGGAAGGAGCAAAAATGACAAAACAAATAATCAATCCTGAACGGCAAATGAAAAAGCGAATAATGAAAGAAAAGGGATTTAAGACTGGAAAGCAGTATCGGAAATGGTTAAGTGAGCAGAAAAGAACACAGAAAGGACACAATGACTAAAGCAATAAACCTGATACTTAAAGGCAGACCAATAACAAAAAAGAATAGCCAAAGGATTGCCAGAACTAAAAACAACCGAACATTTATAATTCAATCCAAGCAGTTTTTGGAGTATGAGAAAAGCTGTTTATGGCAGTTAAAGGGGCAGTATAGGGGCGATATGATAACAGGTCAAGTTAGCCTAAAGGCATTATATTGGATGCCAACAAAGGCATTTCCTGATTTAGCTAATTTATTAGAAGCTACTTGCGATATTCTGGAAAAGGCAAAAGTAATAGAAAATGATAAAAACATTATCAGTTTTGATGGGTCAAGAATAGTTGGAAAAGACAAAGATAATCCGAGAGTGGAGATTGAGCTGATTGAAGCATTAAAAATACAGTCTAATTAACTGGAGCTGATTTATTGAAAAGTTGTTCATTGAAAAAAATAAATAGTAGTGCTATAATAACAATACGGTGCATGGGTAATTTGCCTAATGGCGACAGGTGCAACCGCAGACTATTCGACATCAGGATCGACTATTCAACACCCATGAGACCGCATTCAATTGAGACAGTCTGTCCAAAGTGCGGGGCAGTCAATGTTGTTATAATCGAAAACAATAGAATAAGGGTAGAGCTACAAGATAGCCACTTTAGAAAGCATTAAGCTTTTTAGGTGGCTTATTTTATTTTTAGGAAGGCAACATTAATGGAGACAGAAAGAATTGAATTTATAGCATCAATGCCTGACATTCTAAGTGCAATAAATGTATCTGGAGTTAACGGCAATTCCAGGATTAAACTTGATATACCCGAATCAGAGCTTGCTTCAGTAGTTAGAATGATTGGACTAAAAGGACAAAGCTTTAAAGTTACGATTGAAGAAATTAAGAATAATAATAAAGATGTGTGGTGATAGCATTGGGAAGAAAAGCAGGAAAACAACAAGTTGATAAAGTTACAAAGGCAAAAAGAATATATGAAATAAGCCTTCTTTTGAGGCGGAAACCTGTATCTTATATTTTAGAATACATTAAACAGAACTATAAATTAGAAAGAGGTCAAGCTTATAATTATATTAAAGCAGCAAGGGAAGAATGGAAAAAATATTTCGAAAAATTAAAGGGTGACGGAATCACTTACCATATTACCCAATTCAGAGACTTAAAAGATAAGGCATTAGATTCAAGCGATTATAAACTGGCTTTCGACATTGCAAAAGAGGAAGCTAAATTAATGGGGATATACCCTGCAGAAAAACACAAGCTTGACTTACCTGAAAACTTTGAAATAACAGTCAAGCTACCGAAGGACGAAGATGATAACAATTGACATAACAGACCCTAATATATTCAATGCCTGCTACATTCCATACCTGCAAGACAACACCAGAACGCAGATATATTTCGGTGGTTCATCTTCAGGGAAATCTGTTTTTTTGGCTCAGCGGTGCATAATCGACCTCATGAAGGGCGGCAGAAATTATCTAATCATTAGAAACACTGGCAAGACTCTAAGGACATCAGCATTTAATGAACTTCTAAAAGTAATCTCAGCCTGGAATCTGGAGAAGCTGTTCAACTGGAACAAGACCGATATGACAATAACCTGCATTAACGGCTATCAAGCCTTGTTAAGAGGGTTAGACGATTCGGAAAAGCTTAAATCAATTGTACCAGAAAAGGGAGTCATAACCGATATATTAGTTGAAGAAGCGACAGAGACTAAAAGGGAAGATATTAAGCAGCTGCAGAAGCGGTTAAGAGGTTGGGCTGGAGTGCCTAAACGAATTACCCTGACATTCAATCCAATCATGAGAAACCACTGGATATATAGCGAATACTTCAAAGACAAATGGAGTGAAGACAAAAACAAATATAGAGATGAAAGGCTGTTAATCTTAAAGACTACCCATATTGACAATTCATTCTTAGAGCAGGAAGACCGAGATGAATTAGAAGGCGAAAAAGACCCTTATTATTATGCGGTCTACACGAAAGGAAACTGGGGCGTACTGGGTGATTTAGTCTTTACTAACTGGAAGGTGGAAGATTTATCACGAATCAAAAAACAGTTTGGAACTTTCTATCACGGCCTTGACTTTGGTTACAGCAACGATCCGACTGCAGCAGGAAGACAGGCAATAAAGGGTAAGCAGTTGTTTATTACAGATGAGATAATCTATGAGAAGGGATTAACCAATGATGTTATATCTTCCAAGTTAAAACCTGTAATTGGCAAAAGTATAATCAGGTGCGATAATGAGCCTAAATCAATTGCGGAATTAAGGGGATACGGCATAGAAGCTATTGCAGCCAAAAAGGGTCCGGGAAGCGTAAACTTTGGCATACAGTATCTAAAGCAATTTGAGATTATAATTGACCGCAAGTGCCAGAATGCTATCAATGAATTTCAGCTTTACCAGTGGAAAAAAGATAAGTACGGAGACCCGATTAATGAGCCTTTAGATAAGAATAACCATTTTATTGACCAAGTCCGTTACGCATTAAATGACAGAATCTTTGAAGATTTGGAAGCTGAAGAAGATTATACAGCTGCTGAACTGGGGATATTTTAAATTATTGTCAAAACAATAGTTGAGTGCTATAATTAAGAAAATTAAATATTGATAGAGCTCCGAGAGAGCCAGTAAATTAGAAGTTTTTATAGCTTCTGTTGCTGGCTTTTTTTTATTTATGGTTTATGTATGGAAGGGGATAGATGTTATGAAGATAGAGGAGATACTTGACAAATACGGCGATGACTTCAACAAACTGACTGACATATTATGCAAGGATGAAACTGAAAGAGATGTTGAGACTGCTGAAAAAGAATTTACCGGAGACCATGTAATACTACAGAGACCGGTTAAGGTAATCGGCAAAGGTACGGCAACAAAAAGAATTGAACAGTCCAAGCTGGTTATACAGTTTCAGAAAAAGATTGTCAATATGGCGGTGGCTTTTTTATTCGGTGAACCTGTTAAGCTGGTGCTGAATAACAAAGAGGGGGTATTCCAGAATGCTTTTGATTTACTGGTAGATACGTGGCAAAAAAATAAATTGAAGTTTTTCGATAAGAGGCTGGCAAGACGGCTCTTTGTGGAAACCAAAGTAGCTGAATTGTGGTATACGGTTTTTGATGCAGAAGGTAATAAACATCTTAAAGTATCTCTACTGTCAAAGAAAAACGGAGATGACATCTATGCCCACTTTAACGAAAATGGAGACATGGACGCATTTACCCGCAGATATGAACTGGAAGATATTGATGAAAAAACCTATGAGCATACAGATATATATACAGCAGATAAGATAATCTATGGAGTTAAAAAAGAATCATGGGAAATAACAGAAGAGGAAAACCTGTTCGGCAAGATACCGG